GTATGGTGCCCTCCTGATGGGATCCTAAAGAACGAAATATTGGATTATAATATCAAATTGGTTCCCCTGATGACTTCTAGCCCTAACACCGTGAAGGTTTATAAGGGTAAAGCCAAGGGCGATGAGCCAAGGCTGGCTAAAGACTACGAGTCTTCTGTGTCGGTCTTTAATATTGTTGAGGATTGTGTTTCGTGGTTAACTCGTCCCACGCTGATACCTTCTTTAATAACTATTTTAATTCTTACTCGTTCTTCGAACTTGTTGTTCGCGCCGCTATGGGAGGCTGCCTTTTGGAAGATCGGTCAGATCTCCAAGGGTAAGTACTCAAAGAGGGACGTGCTGGACGGTAAGGTCAGAGGAACGTTTGGAGAACTAGGCAAGTTGGCCTTAGTTGAGGAACCAGGAAAGCTACGTGTCGTTGCCATGGTTGACTGTATTACTCAATGGGTTCTTTATCCGTTGCACCGATATATCTTTGATAAGATTCTGAGAGTCATACCTCAAGATGGACTCTATGATCAGCTTGGCCCCGTCCGAGCCCTTGTAGATAAATTGCGAGCTCTAGGTTTGAAGAATGTATATTCTTATGATTTATCGGCTGCCACTGATAGATTGCCCGTTGTCTTACAGGAGATCCTCCTTGGTCAATTTGTGACTCCGGAGTTTGCGTCCCACTGGAAGAACCTACTGGTCGGTCGTGCTTACAAGTTGCCTAATCGTTGGAAAACAACGTATGGAACCGCTGCGAGCATCCGATACAGTGTAGGACAACCTATGGGTGCGTATTCCTCGTGGGCCATGTTGGCTTTGGTGCACCATGCGATCGTGCAATTTGCTGCTTCTAGAGCCAAAGTAAGTGGGTGGTTCAATCTCTATGCCGTCTTGGGCGATGATATCGTGATAGGGGATCGCGCTGTCGCCGCTGAATACTGCAAGATCATGTCTGAGATCGGGGTAAAGATCGGTTTTAACAAATCGATTGTTTCGTCCAACCTGTCCCTCGAGTTCGCGAAGCGCTTCTTCTACAAAGGGGAAGAGGTTACTCCTCTGCCGTTAGCAGCGGTGGCATGCGCGTGGCTCGGGGTTACAGGGGTCCCGGAAGTCGTTAAGGCTTCTGAGGCCCGGACAGGAACAACTTTATCCCTTTACCAGCTTGGTAAAGCAGTAGGTCTTGGTTTCAGGGCTGCAACTTCGATGTCTTCGAGACATCTGCGGAAGCTTCCAAAGAAGGCAAGATCGATCGCATTGCTTTTGGCGAGACCTGGTACTTCTAAATGGTCAGCACACACATTGTGGGATTGGTATCGCTTAGAGAAGATCAGCGATATTAGAAAATCTCCCGGTGGGTGGGGTACCGGTGTTAAGGACGTAATTATGTCCCGAATCCTATCTATTAATTTACCTAAAATAAGAATTTCTTTGTTTAACGCCTTTAAAGGCTTTCACTTAGATAAGGACTATTATGAGGCTATTGATGGATGGGATGGCTGCGAAAACGGACTAGCTCGCTGGTTCGAGGACTCAGTCGCGTCGGTATACCGCGCTCCCATGGTTGAATCTATCAACTCGTTTGATGCAATTAAAAGTAGAGTGAGGGACACTTCACCAATGGAAGTGAAAACTAAGGAGGATGATATTTATATCAATCTTCTCTTAGAGTCTCTAGACACTATTGAAAACCTGGCCGCACGTCTTCCTCGAAAGGTATCGGTAACTCGAAACATGCAAGCAGTAATGCAAGCAGTCCGGGTCCGTCCACCTAAGACTTTGACAATGTGGAAAAGAATCAATCGTGCTCTAGACTCGTCTTGGTTGACGGCTGAAATGGGTAACCCCCAAGTAACTCACATTCCTCTGGACCCTGGTCAACCAGATCAGGAGTCTATAGCAATGGGAGCACTAGCGGAGATCAATCGGATTGATCTTCAGTCTCAAGAATTAACTTCTAGAACCGAGTAAGGGGTAGGCTTGCTAAACCTACCTTCTATTAAAATTAGCTTCCGACTACCTTCTTGCCTCGATACCGCCAAGTCCCTAAATGGTAGGACGAGTCTCGGTACAAGTATTAGAAAGCATCTTCAGCTCAACGTGTCCGGAAAAC